GATAATCTTCAGGGTGCAATTTTTTACGATAACACGCACTAAAAATTAAAGAATCTGCATCAACTAATAATATCATTTATTATTTTTTTTGTTCTAAGCGCAAATGTGTTCCATAACATTCCCATCATCATCAAGGATATCATAACAACATTTATCGCACGTTTTATATTCTTTGATCCACCAATCATTTTGTGTTTCGGCAATGGTTATTTTGCAAGTGCCATCTATCAGCGTTTGTCTAACTACTATGTCTGTGTCTAGTCTTTTACTTTTTTCCATTATAAATTAAAGTTAAAATTTGGTAAGTCACTTGTATGTACATCTGGTATTATTCCTGCATAATAGTCTTGATAACTTTTAAATCCAGTTTGTGATAAAACTTTTATAGAACTTTTTCTTTCTGATTTTGTAAAATTATTTTGTAACCATTCTTCTAATTGATAAAAATCTTGTAAATATTCCGTACAAAATTCATCTTTATAAATCACATAAGTGGTTGACCTTAGTACTTGTAAATTAAAAAAATTATCTTTTGAAATTAAATCTAAAAATCCATAATGAATTGTGAGCTTAATTGCTTGATCAAAGTCGTTCTTATAATCTTGAATATAATTCTGTAATAAATTATTAAAATGATTTAATCTTTTTTTATCTCTATATTTTACTGCAACTTTTTTTGTGTTTATTGGATTTTGTTTTTTATAAAACTGTCGTTCTTCAGCACCGATTTTTTTTCCTGTTAATGGATTTATTTTGCTATACCTATTCTTTCTTTGTTCTTTTTCTTTTTCTGCATTATCAATTTTCCACTGAACAGTTCTTTTTTTGGTTAATTCCTTGTTTCGTTCATACCAAAGTTTTGATGCTTTGGCTTGATCTTCTTTATTTTTATACGCCATTTTTTCTATTTTTAATTAATTTATCTTGTAAATCTCTAAAATCATCATCATATAATTCCGATGGTCTTACTTTAATTGAACCTTCTAAATTTAATTGTAAATGTGCTCCATTAAAACATACAGGAATTTCTGTGCTTATGTCCATACAATAAGATACTGTTTTGCCACCATCTAAATAATCTATTTCAACAGGCACGAACATATCTTTTGCTAGTAAACCAATCATAAATTCTTTGTCATACATATCCATCTTATGGTACATATCTATAATTTTATCCTTTGTCATAGCTAGTCATTGTTTCTTGTTCGCTTTCACATTGTTCGCACATAACATCTTCTGTAGGTTCGTTGCAATGGTGACAACAATACATATCGTGTAAATGTTCTCTAGTTTCTCGCCAATTAACTTGACGTAAAAAATCAATCGCATAATCAAAACAAAGTCCTTCGCCTTGTTCTGATAATATTTCACGACAATATTCTTCTAATTCATCTTCACTCCACGTAGCCATTTCTGGACTACCATCAAGCATTTCTAAATTAACTCGCCAAGTTTGACGATTTGTCCATCCGTTGTATTTCATAACTTATTTGTATAATATAAATTTTCTTCTAAAATATGCTCTGCTATTTCTGTATAGTTAATACGACTATGGTCCATAGTATTAATCGTGTCGTTATCTTTTTCATACAAATAATGCTCTACTTGTAAAAGTAATCTTGTCTGAATTACTTGTAAAGCTTCTTTTTGATTTTCTGGTAGATCTTCGCTAAATTGATAGTATGCATCTATAAATAAATGCAGATGAATGTACCAAGTTTCCCAATTAGTCCAACCATTGTATTGGTGAATTACTGTTTTAAATTTTCTCATAGTTTTAAAGTTTTAAGTTTCTTTTCTAGTGTTTCTATTTTTTTATCTGCAACCCTTGCACGTTCAACTGCTCTAGTTTTATCTGCACGATATTCACTTACAATTTTACGCATATGCCTGACTTCTTCTTCCATATTAAAAGAATAATAATACATCCTAATTGTTGCATTAATTAGTTTGTCAATAGTTTCAGTAGGCTTAGCTTTTTTCCATTTTAACAAAACCTCTGAAAGCATTTGAAAGTCATTGGAAAATTCAATAGCTTTTAATAAATCAATTTTTCTATCTGTTTGACTTTTTTCCATAAAACAAATATATAAAAAACATTTTAATTATTAACAAAAAATTAATAACTAATATTGAAATTGGTAATTGTAGCATCGCTTTCTTCTAGCATATACACATCTTTGTCTGTTCTTTTTTTAGTCCATAAGGTAGTGTCTGGACAATTTATAGTCGTTATTTCTGGCATATCTATTTCATTTAACCAGAACAAATAATTTGCTTTAGGATCATTCACAAAATATAACTTCACCATATCCGCAGGCATATTCATTAACTGATCAAATTTATATTTTTCAAGCATTTTTGTTTCGTAATACTTTTGCCTGAACTTCATTTCAATAACACAGGGTATGCCCTTTGATGTTTCACCTACTGCATCGTAATGTTCAAACTTGCCACCACACCAAGTTAAATCCCATCCATCTAGATTTAAAACATTCACAATTGCCTGTTCCCATAGATGTACTTCTTTTATATTCATTTGTATATCTTATATCGTTCTTCTAATTGTTGCGCCCATTCTTTAATAATTTTGCCGCCATTGCAACTGCACGGCTTGTAAAAGGAATGCTTAAAATAAGTAGCGTGTAATTTACATAAAACATCAAAATCGGTATTATTAAGTCTAACTCCATCGTATCTTTTTTTAAATTGTTTCCACCATTTTATGTCTTCTAGTTCCATAGGTCTATTTTTATATGGTTTAATTTTTCTTTTCTTTTATCACATCCGCAAGATTTGTAACCAAGCAGATCAATAACAATTTTTTCAACAAGCCATTTAATGCCTGTGTATTTAAATATCTTTTCTAGTACGTTTCCTAATTTCATATTTCTTTTTAATTTGTTTTTTAATAATGTTTATGGTATTGCGTAAACTCCAATACGTAATGTTTGTATCCTTTGATAATTTTGATACCTGTACATCATCATAAAATACTTCTTTGAAAATTCTTCTTAAATAATATTTTTCTAGTTCTTCTTTTGTGTAATTCACATCTTGCAAATCTTCATTTTCTAGTAAATCTAAATACAGTTGATCATTGTACCATTCTTCAATAGATATTTTTTTATCCAGATTTATATTGTAATCTTCTAAATTTTCATTACTGACTTCTGTTTCCATATCACCTAAAATTGATTCATTTATTTCAACCATTTTTACGTTCTTTAATTTACGATGGTAATCTGTGTACAAACTTCTTAGGGTTAAATAAATAAAATAGACGTTAACATCATCTCCATATTTTATATTGTTGTTGTTTTTTTTTAAATATGTATCAATCTTAATATACATTTCTTGTGTTATATCTTCGCACAAATCTTTTGGACATCCCATTTTTAATAAATAACGTATCCATAATTTATGTTTTTTATATAATAATTCTAAAAATCCCACCAAGTAATATGTATGCCAAAGAAAACGAACATAATAGTTAATTGATGATAAAAATCATCATCATCAACGTTTGGTTGGTCTGGTTCTAGATTTGGATTGTAATATAAAACACCTAATGCACAACCATAAACCGGTATTAATTGCACGTCTAATCCCATAGTTTTTAATAGGAAAGTTACGCAATTTTTTTTTACCTTATATAATAACGCTAGAATGGTAGGTTTTGTGGGGTTTTAACTGTGTCTAGTAAATCAATACCATTTAAAGAATATCCAACATTATTAGGTAATGCTTTTATCGGTATAGGGTTATTAATTGCAGTTGGTCTGCCACCGGTTTCTATTTCTTTGACTTTTCTGATGTGTATAAAGCTATACATATAATCTGATGGATGTTGCACGTATCGATGCACTACCATAAAATCATCTGCACGATTAACAAATTTCCCACCACCCTCAACATCACTTGCCATAGGTGGAATTGGATGTCCTGCATATTCATCAAAGCTACTGTGCTTTTTTCTTAATGCATCTGTATTAGCGTGTGTATTTAACCAGATAGTAACGTTATGCTTTTTACAAAATATCCTAAATTCAGTACAAGCTGTATAATCATATTCGTGACCACCTACACTTTTTAATAGGTCTGCATCTTTTTTTAGACTGTTATATGGATCAATAAATAGTCCGTGATAATTCCACGCTTGTTTTATAGCATCTGCATAATCTAATAAATCTTTGTAGGTATACATTTGTCCATTGTCTATAAATTTAAAATGATCATTTATAAAATCACTAGACTTTTTAAATCCTTTGTCTGTTACTTTGTTGATTGGTTTTTTTTCTAAAAATTCAATCATTTTGCGAATCAAACTATACGGTTCATTTTCACTAGAATAAACCAACCACTTTTTCTGATGTAACACGCTATACAATAACATTAAATACAAAGCGATAGATGTTTTACCAACGTTTGCGTGTCCTAATATAATATTGAAGTTTGAACTTTTAAATCTAAAATGTTCGTCAAAATCTTTTATTCCAAGACCTGTAGCAGTCTTGATTTCACCGGATCTCACTTTTTGTAAATAAGCTAATTGCTCACTAAATTCTATCAACATAATATAAATATAAAAAAAAAGGGGGTAATTAAACCCCCCTTAAATTAAAAAGGTAGATCACTCTCAACCCGATCCGGCATATGTTCGCTAGATTTCACCTCGGGTTTTTTTTCAAATTCTACTAGCACTTCAAAGAACTTTCCTGTCTTTCTGCTAGTTTTAACTTGTGTGTTAACCCATTTGTCTTTGCTTTTTACAGGGTTACCATTTGCATCTTTATCACGAAGTGATTCGTAAAAGGTAATTATTTCTTCTAATTTACCTGACCTTTCCATTTTAATCCAATCAAACTGACCGGCTCTAACGTAAAAAGGTAAAAACTTGTGTTCTGCTTTATTGTCCATTAATAATTAAATTTTTCATCCATTTAAAATCTTTTATTGTTTGTTGTTCTACTTTGTCGTTGTAGTCTTTTCCAAATGCATCCATATTTGCTTTGTAACACACCTGTGCAAGTATGCTATCATTTGTGTTTATTTTACCACTAGGCATTTGATTAAACGCTTTAGTAAAATTATCCTCACGAATTATTTTGCCATTACCATTTGGCTTTAGTTCGTAATTAATTTCTGTGCCTACTTTCAACGGAAAGTTTTCATCAGTAGGTTCGCTTTTAGAGAAAAATAAAACACTATCCCCTTGCGAATGATTGAACGTGACATTATACTTTTGCAATTCCTGAAAAGTGCCTGTCTTTTGTACTGCTTTAATAGTTCCTTTCATAATATATATTTAAAATTTGCAACTAATTTATAAAAAAATTGTCAATAAAAAAAAGGCGGATGGTGAATCCGCCCTGTCAATAGAAAAAAAGAAACTAATCAAACAGTGAGAAAGGTTGATCAGTATAACAAATGTAGCGATTATATATCATATACTATATTCTTTTAAAAGTTTTTTATAATGGACTATTTTTTCTAATAAATCATTGTTGCTAAATTTTTCTATTTGCCTGCATTTTATAGATAAATTCTCTGCAGTATCTAGTCCATATTCTTGGTTTAATTTATTACCAAATATAAACTGCTCACCATATCTAGCAACATTACAAGCATAACATTGCACCTGACAATTTGTTTCATCCCATCTAGTAGAATAATGTTTGCGTGACATAAAATGTCCGCATTGTAGTTTTTTCCAATGGTCTTTCTTGTTACAAGTATAACATTCTGATATATCATTATTGCTTTTACGCAATCTTATATATTGGCTAAATAAAGTATCTAATTGCTTTACAATAGATTTTCTAGTTCTTTTCAATTATTTTCCTGATATATATATATATTATTATATTTTTATTATATTATATATTTATATTGTTATATATATAATAGCAAATATTATTTTCTTTTAATTTTTCTATATTTTTTAATCAATACAGCACAACCAATTAAACAGACCGCTACGCAATGTGGACAAATCATTTGTGTTTATTATCACCGAATACTTTTTCAACACCTCTGCTACCGAAATAACCGCCTATAACGATCGTAAGCAGTCCTGTAATTTCATCCAAGGGGTAATTCATATACCAACCAAGAACGTAGCTTACAGTTAAGAATATTAACGTCAGCGGTCTTACATTACTTGCCAACCAACCACTTTTAGAATCTGCAACCCAACGCTTTGTTACACCATCCATTTCTGTGCGTTCTAGTTTTAATTTCTCTAGTGCTATTTGTTTATCTTCTGTGGTCATATCTGAACCACCAATAATTGCTTCTATGACATTTCCAACCGGTGTATCTTGTGCAATCGCACCGACAACTTTCGGTATCTTTTTTAATAAGAAAGAACCTACTGCAGTATCTTTAAATTTCTTTTTATTTGACATCTATTAAAGTATTGCCAACTGTGCTAGTAAGTCCAGATAACATCTGGTGATTTTGTTTCGTCACTATCTGTATGTACGAAGGTTTTTGCAATGCCAAGTCTATTAAATCCTGCGTCTTGTAATGCTGTAATGATAATCCATCTTTGTCTTGAATCTGTGTATGCGATATCTGCTGCTTTTCCAATAAGATGGCTCGAATCCGATTTTCCTCCAACCTTTTGATTGTGTTTTTTTGTTCTGTATCCTGAATTGATTTTAAATGGTATATCGGCGATTTGACGTGCAACATCGAGCATCCCCAAAAATTCATCATCCATAAGATCACCGCTGCCAATATCATCAGGGCTGTCAAATTCTTCATAAGAAAAATGTTTTAATTCGTATCTTGACATTTGCAGTTTTCGTCTTTACATCCATAATTTTTGCTATCGTACGACAATGTATTATTTAATAATAATCTATCAATCGTATCGTCTTGTACTTTGATCAACATATTTTCTAACATATCCTTTGATGCAACTAGCATATCTATTTTCATTTCCAAGTTACTGATTTTTTTCTTGGCAGCTTCAAGATCGTCTGGGTTTCTTCCTGTGATTGAACTTATGACCATTGCAATACTCGCAGCAATCATTCCAATTAGTGTGTTAACGATTTGTGAATTTTCGTCTGGTATTTCGTATCTAGTTAAATAAAACAAAATAACAACAACAAGAAAAAACACCACCAATGCACCAATATAGTGTCTTATATCTTTTGCTACTCCATTGCTTGGTAGTTTCATTTTTTTAGTGCTTTATAAATTTGTATAACTGTAAATATT